AGCATCCCTGCAAATAGATGCGAATATGCATGCCATGATGGGCGCGTTCATATAATAGTGACAAATCATGTATCCAAGGCCGCATACTCGACGTTAAGAATCCTGTCAAAACCGTGCCACCTTTTTACCATCAGTGCTTGAATGAATTTGCACGACTCATTGTCCCGGACCATGTTGCTAACACATTAGTTCCTGAGAATTATGAGTTTATGGTCAATGCATGGACTAGACCAACCCAACGTAGTCTACTAGACCGCGTTAAACATGTTTTATACTACGAAAAACCTTGGGCCGTTAAATCTTTTCAGAAGGCTGAATCTTACGCAAAGGTAACTCACCCGCGAAATATTTCTACCTTACCCACTGGATTTAATGCACGATTAGGCCAATACTTTTATGCCTTTTCGACATATGTTATGAAGCCCTGTCATTGGTATGCGTTTGGAAAGGCACCAGCCGATATTGGACGTGTACTCTCTGATAAAGCAAAATCAGCAACATATGCAGTGGTAGATGATACCACAAGGTTAGATGGTAGTAGTGGTTTCTTTCAAACAGAGATCATTAAAACATGTGCGTTGCGCGCCTTTGCACCACCATACAAGGCAGAACTATCACGCGCGTTAGACCGCGAAGCGCACGCCACCGGGTTTACATCATTTGGAGTAATGTATAAAGCTGAATTTAATACTCTCAGCGGCAGCTCCGATACTAGTGCGAAAAACTCACTCACCACAGCATTTACACATTATATTGAACGTAGACAAGCAGGTCTGAAGCCCACGGACGCTTATGCTGCGCTTGGTATGTATGGCGGTGATGATGGCGTTACTTTTGATTGCGATCAAGAGGTTTTGAAACGCGTTTTCGCTAAGACAGGATTGTTGGTTAAAACCGACCGAATAGAAATGGGAAGACCAGTACCATTTCTAGGACGATACTTTATTGATCCGTGGACTTGTCCACATAGCATAGCAGATGTACCTAGACAACTAAGGAAATTACATTTGACTGCAACCCCTGCTACAGTACCGCGTGATATGATATTACTCCGCAAAGCGGAAGCCATATTAGTCACAGATTCTGAGACCCCGGTATTAAGTGAATGGGCCAAAGCAGTCATTAGGCACACTAGCTATTTGGATCGTCGCGCTGTATCACGAATGGAACATCTAATTGCACGTGATCTCAGCTATTGGTCGAAATATGAAGATCCATTTCCACCAAGCGATAATATAGAGTTAGTTCGCAGTGTTGTAGCCGATCAACTTGGAGATAATCTCAAGATCATATTATTAGAAGAAAGATTTATTAATTCTAAAACTATAGACGAGATGTCCCTGTTGATTGACGATACACCTGCGAAGGTCGACGTCAATGCTGTCGTCCAAGGTATAGTGGTAACAACTAAACCTGGGTTAACACACCAACAAAAGATACACACCAATGCGAAGGCCCCAAGACCAGCCATTAAATCACGCATTCCGGTCCCTGTAAAGAAAAGTAGTGCTCCAATACGTAGTAAGCCGACTAAAGGCGATGCTAAACCTTCAAACATCAAGGTGAAGCGCATACCTATTGTGAAGCCCACTTCGACCAATATTACAACTACTACTGCCAGTGGGACGGGAACCAAACCCCGCGGGCAATGTAGATATAGTGCCAAAGGACAAATGTGTAAAAGAACTAATTGTCCATTCCAACATAGCACTACAAACATTAATAAGATCTAAAGCAGCTCAAGGGCTGCGTAAGTTTTGGTAGGCTGCATCCCGTCACTGCAGCGTAAACGAAAAATTCTATAGCTTACATCACAATGCCAAAACGCAATGCGAAGAAGAACAGTAACAAGAAGTCTAAAGCAGCGCGCCAGCGAAATAGGCCTATCAATAATCCAAAGCCCACGCTATCCGTTAAAACTGCTACAATTGGTACTGTCTCTAATAGCCTCCTTCGTCGTCAGAACTATCGCATGG